AGGATAAAAGTCTTTGGTCAATTACATTTAATTTAGGACACGAGATGCGGGGCAATACAATTAAACCAAAGATGCGACCACGCATAAAACACACAGATTTTGTAAGGCACGTTCGTAGAATGACGGACATTGTGTACAAAACTATAGGCAATCAGTGTAAGGAATGTGCAGGGGGTGGCAGAGTTAGGCTTCCAAGAAAAGACGGGTCACTCGGTAAAGCAAAGCGAATATGTAAGGCTTGCATGGGTAAGGGTATAGTGTATACGTCTACGGGAGAAGTTGCAGGATTTAAGTTGATACCACGAACAGTAAAAGATACGGCATCAGCAGGATTCAAGACAGACAAAACAACCTTAGAAGACAGACTATCTGAACTAGAGGGGGATGCCCGTGAGTTTTGTTCAGCGTATTCACGATACAATGCGTTACGTACTTATCTTTCTACTTTTGTAGAGGGAATGAAAAACAATGTAGACGACAATAGTTTTATTCATCCAGAGTTTATGCAATGTGTTACGGCTACTGGTCGTCTGTCTAGTCGCAATCCAAACTTTCAAAACATGCCACGAGGTTCAACGTTTGCTATACGTAAAGTTGTTGAGAGCAGATTTGATGGTGGGTTTATACTTGAAGGAGACTACTCTCAGTTAGAATTTAGAGTTGCAGGATTTTTATCAGGAGATTCTCAGGTTTACAAAGATGTTCTTGATGGTACAGATGTGCATAATTATACTGCATCTGTTATAGGATGTAGCAGACAAGAAGCAAAAGCACACACATTTAAACCTTTGTATGGAGGGGTGAGTGGTACACGCAGTCAGCAACAATACTACCAAAGATTTAAAGAAAAGTATGAGCAGGTTACGGAGTGGCACAAAGAACTTGAGAAGCAAGCCGTAACAAATAAAGTAATTAAATTACCATCTGGGCGGGAATATTCTTTTCCCGATGCTAGATGGACAGAATGGGGTTCTGCAACAAACAGAACGGCTATCTGTAATTACCCCGTTCAGGGTTTTGCAACTGCTGATTTATTACCCATTGCTCTTGTTAAATTAGACAAAGTGATGCGGGATATGAAGTCAGTCATTTGTAATACTGTGCATGATTCTATTGTGATTGATGTCCATCCAGACGAAAAAGACCAATGTATTCAAGCACTTAAAGACTCTATGTTATGTTTACCTCACGAGACAAAACTTAGATACGGAGTCACATATGATATGCCAATTGGTATAGAATTAAAAATAGGTAAGAATTGGCTTGACTTATCTGAAGTTAATTTGTAACCTCTAATTACATTAACCTTAATTATCTAAGAAAAGGAAAAACTAAATGGATAATAATTTACAAACGATAAGCACTGAGATGGATCAAATTGTTGATGCTTTTAGTGCTGACGATGCAACTGCTCTTATGCAAGCTTCTGGTCAAAATATTGGTGGCGACCGCAGAGAGGGGTTATCAAGACTTAATATTAACTACGATACAGAAACAGAGGATGGTCACACCCTTACTAGAGGTGACTGGAAGATGTTTTACGAAGGCGAATACATTTACGCTAAAGAGGTATTTCTCCAACCAATCTTACGAACTTTTGAGTGGAGTCTATTTAATGCTGAAGAAGGCAACTTTAGTTGTAAATCTATACAGAAACCAACCATGACGGGGGATTTTCCCGACACAGATGGCGGAACTAAATGTGGCAGACTATCTGTTGATGAAGAAGAAAAGTTAAAAGACGACGACCCAGTTAGATTAAGGTCACGTTCTGCAGTTTGTAACCAAGTAATTTATGGTATGATAAGTGGAAGTTTTGTTAAAGGTAACAAGGAAAAGATTGAAGTTAAAAATCATCCAGTAATCAGTTACTTTAAACGTTCAGGATTTGTACCAATAAGTTCTTTTATACAGACTTTGACTAGGCAAAAGAAGATTATGCAAAAGTGTGTAATTAAGATAGGTACACAACGTCAAAAGAAAGGTTCAGTCACATATTGGATACCTGTACCTAGCTTGAGTAGTGAAACTGAAATAAACGACACGGATAAAGAATTAATGAAGAAGTTTGCAGAAACTGTAAAGGCTCACAATGAAAACATTATGAATCAATACAGAGATGCAGTTAAATTAATTTCTCCTGCAAAGGATGACGACTTAGCAGGTGATTTCAGTGCTGCTAACGCTTAAAATCCAAGACTACATGGAACGAGCAAGTAGGGGGGAAGTTAGTATTCCCCCCGAAGCAACTAAAGACTTTACAAATTCTTGTACAGAGTCTGTTCTTACACAGTTAAACAAAACAAAAAAATATAAAATACGTATGTCAGGGCTAGGCAGACCAATTTGTCAGCAACTCCTTGAACGTAAAGGCGTGAAACAAGAGATAGAATACAACCTTTTGTTTAGATTTTTGTTTGGGGATCTTGTTGAATCCGTAGCCGTTCTTATCTTAGAACAAGCGGGAGTAGATATTGTTGCAAAACAAAAAGCAGTTAAATTAAATATTAGTGGTACAGAAGTAACGGGTACACTTGATTTAATTATACGTGATGAATTAGGACAAGAGAAAGTTTGGGATATTAAATCAGCAAGTGAGTGGGCATACAAATATAAGTACACGGGGTTTGGTGGTTACAGTAAAATAAAAGAAGATGACCCGTTTGGATACATCATGCAGGGACATTTGTATGGTGAAGCAACGGGGTTGCCGTTTGGTGGGTGGATTGTTATTAACAAATCAAGTGGAGAGGTTGCGGTTGTTGAAGCTCCAGAGTGGCAAGAAGATGATAGAAAAGAATATTTAGAAGATGCAAAACGAAGAGTAAAAATATTAAACAAACCAGACAAAGAGTTTGTTGTACCTTTTAAAGATGAATTTGAAACATACAAAGAAAGTGGTCAAGAGATACGAACGGGCAATAAGTTGTTGCCTAAACCTTGTAAACTGTGTAGCTTTAAAAAGCATTGTTGGAAAGATGCAATGCTATACAACAAGATAACATCACGAGCAAAACAACCACCTCAGGCGTGGTACTCAAGATTAAAAAAGAAAGAATTGTAATGCCAATCGTATACACACACGATTACCACACAGAACTTTTACAACACAATGAAGACTTGTATCATGTTTATATAGAATCCCATCGTGAGATGGGTGGTGGTAGGGATGTCGTTTTCTTACGTCAACATGAAAGAGGTATTCCCCTTACTCTTCGTGATAACTTTTCTGAAGACGGCACTCTTACCTCTCGTACAGAACAACGAGATATAATGAAAATAGAAAATGAATTTCAAACAATTAATCACGCTTTTAATTATGGAAAGATAGTGTGCCTGCCGATGTACCCCCTAACAAAAGAATTTACTACAATAGAAAAACAATCTCCCAAGATGGCAGGATACGTTCGCACACGAATGGCATCGTTAAACTTAAAAATAAAATCAACGAAATGAAAAGATTAAAATTTAGGTCAAAATTTGAATTAGAGTTAGCAAAAGTGTTAGCTAACCACAAAGTAAAGTTTGAATACGAATCAAAGAAGTTTCTTTACGTTCCAAAAATAAGAACGTACACTCCTGATTTTTATTTACCCAATACAAATATATTTATTGAAGCAAAAGGACACCTTGATAAAGCAGACAGAGTAAAAATGGTTCTTGTAAAAGAACAACACAAAGATTTAGATATTCGGTTTGTGTTTATGAACGCCCGTAACAGAATATACAAAGGAAGCCGAACAACTTACGCTGACTGGTGTAACAGATATGATTTTGTGTGGGCAGAAAAAACAATACCTACGGAGTGGTTTAAAAATGGATGAAAAAGAAGTAAAGAAACGTATGAAAGATTTTGACTTGAAGAAAGGTCACTACTATCTTATCCTTACAGACATGGGAAATGAAAAGTTTGAAATGATGGCGTACGATACAACAAGTAGAGAATACAAAAATGAAAAAGACCATTCAGTTGCATCTGTTATGCACGAGGGTTTAATTGGATTGTTGCAAACAAAAGGGGAAGATTTATATAACTTTGGAATGTCTGAACTTGCATTTAGATATACAACGGGAAGATTGTTTGATGAAGTAATTGAAGAAACTAAAGAACAAACAAAGTATAAAGATAATATAATTGAAGTTGACTTTGGGAGTGAACGTTGATATGAAGTACAGACAGATGATAAAAGAAAAATATAAAGAAGTAGGAAGTGGGACTTTTCACAAAGACATGGAAGATGTAGGTAAATACGAGGATATGGTTAACCACCCACCACACTATAATAAAAATGGAATTGAAACCATTGACGCTATTCAGGCGGCCACAGATGATGGGTTCGAGTATTACTTGCAGGGGAATATATTAAAATACTTGTGGAGATACAGATACAAGAACGGGGCAGAAGATTTAAAGAAAGCACAATGGTACTTAGATAAACTAATAAATATAACTGACGAGAGAGAGGAAAACGATCATGTCAATATCAAATAGCTTACCAACATCGTACCAACAATTTATACATAAGTCACGCTATGCAAGATGGCTTGATGAAGAAGGTCGCAGAGAAAACTGGCACGAAACAGTAGCACGATACGTTTCATTTATGGAAAAGTCTTTGGAAGAAAAACACGGATACAGTGTATCTACAGTTGATAAAAAAATGATTACAGAGTATATAACGAATTTGTCGGTGATGCCATCTATGAGAGCTATGATGACGGCAGGTGAAGCATTGGAACGGGATAATGTGTGTGGCTATAATTGTAGCTATCTTCCTGTAGATAGTCCACGTTCGTTTGATGAAGCAATGTATATTCTCATGTGCGGAACGGGAGTAGGATTTTCTGTAGAACGAGAGAATGTAGATAAGTTACCCGTGATTAGTGAAAGTATGCAGAAGTCTGATGTAGTTCTTGTTGTTGATGATAGTAAGATGGGTTGGGCAAAAGCGTACAGAGAGTTGGTTGCACTACTTTATTCTGGTATGATTCCTTCTTGGGATGTGTCAAAGATAAGACCTGCGGGTGCAAGACTTAAAATTATGGGGGGCAGAGCATCGGGAGCAGACCCGTTGGTTAACTTGTTTGAGTTTACTGTTCGTAAGTTTGAAGGTGCAAAAGGTCGTAAGTTATTTCCAGTAGAGTGTCACGATATTATGTGCAAAGTTGGAGAGGTGGTTGTTGTTGGGGGTGTAAGACGTTCAGCATTAATCAGTCTGTCTAACTTAGGAGATGATCAAATGAGACACGCTAAAGCAGGAGAGTGGTGGAACGCAAATGGTCAACGTGCATTAGCAAACAACTCTATTGCTTACAAGGGCAAGCCAGAGATGGATACATACATGAGGGAATGGTTGGCTTTGTACGAGTCAAAGTCTGGAGAACGTGGCATGTTTAATCGTCAGGCCGCAGACAAACAAGTTGCAAAGAATGGTAGAAGAGAGACGGGGCATATGTGGGGTACGAACCCTTGCTCGGAGATTATACTTAGACCTTATCAGTTTTGTAATTTGTCTGAAGTTGTGGTAAGACAGACAGATGACTTACAAAATTTACGTAGCAAAGTACGTATTGCAACAATACTAGGAACATTTCAATCAACCTTAACTGACCTTAAATACATACGAAAGATTTGGCAGAAAAATACAGAAGAAGAAAGATTACTTGGAGTTTCCTTGACGGGGATTATGGATCATGGTATTCTATCTAGAACGGTTGATTCAAAGATTTGGTTACAAGAAATGAAACAAGTTGCAGTAGATACAAATAAAAATTATGCTAAAGCTATAGGTATACCTCAGTCAACTGCTATTACGTGTGTTAAACCTAGTGGGACAGTATCACAACTCGTTGATGCGTCTTCTGGTATACATGCAAGGCATAATGATTTTTATGTACGAACAGTTAGAGGGGATAATAAAGACCCTTTAACAAAGTTTATGAAAGAAGAAAATGTGTTTAATGAACCAGACGTAACAAAACCAGATAGTGTAACTGTGTTTTCGTTTCCAATGAAATCTCCAAGTGGTGCTATTACCCGTACAGAGATGGGTGCAATAGAACAACTTGAGTTGTGGAAACTTTACGCAGATATGTGGTGCGAACACAAGCCATCCGTTACAATTACCGTAAAGGAAGAAGAATGGATGGAAGTGGGTGCTTGGATGTACGAAAATTTTGATATATCTTCAGGGGTTTCCTTTCTACCCTTTAGTGATCATACATACAAACAAGCACCATATCAAGATATAGATGTTGATGAATACAATGAGTGGAAAGAATTTGTTCCATCTAGTTTAGACTGGGATAAATTTTCATTGTATGAAAAAGAGGATAATACGAGTGGATCTCGAGAACTTGCGTGTACTGCAGATGCCTGCGAAGTTGTGGACTTAAGTGCATCATGATTATTGAGATACCGATTAGTGACGATCACATGATCCGTGCGAGGGAAAAGGCTTCTATGATGGGTATCCTTCAGGGAAGTATTACAGGTGGCTCTAGCAACGTTATAGGGGCGATAGGTGAGGTGATTGTTGCCGATAGTATTAAGGCGAAGGAAACTAACACGTACGATTACGATTTAACAAAAAAAGGTTTACGGATAGATGTTAAAACAAAACGTTGCAACACAAGACCGATGCCAAACTACGATTGTTCTGTAGCGTTGCACGGAACAAAACAAGATTGTGATGCGTATGTGTTTGTTCGCATATTGATAAATTTAAGTAAAGCTTGGATTTTGGGTAGCATTTCTAAAAAAGACTTTTATGATAGAGCTACCTTACACAGAAAAGGGGATGTCGATAGAGATAATGGTTATACATTCAAAGCTGATTGTTATAACCTTAGAATAGATAGGCTAGACCCAATACATGAAATTCAACAGTAAAGTAAAAGCTAAGTTATTCACGTTAGAAGCATACCTAAATAAAGATGGGAATGTAGAATTGAATTATGAAGCAGTTAAACCCGAAGATTTAGAACGAGAGTTGAATACGGGATTCCCTATGTATGATGGTACAAGTCAGGTTGCATCACTGCTTCGTTACTTACGAAAATGTGCAGATGATATTATGAACGGTTCAAGAAATTATATTTAAGCTTTACCGCCCTTTTTAAAACCCATTTTTTTTACAACGTCGGGTGCTTCTTTTTTTAAAGCCATCAAACCTTTATTTAGTTTACCACCTTTTTTCATACCCATATCGTATCTTTTCTTTTCAGTCATGCGACCCATTGGGTTTTCCATGCCTGCCATACCAGTAGTCATTTTTCTGTTTTGTTGAGCAAGTCCCCCCATTTGCATAGGTTTGCGTGGCATTGCCATACCTCCGCCATACATTTTAGCAGGGCGTTGTCCGTTGTTGTACATTTTCATTAGTGCTTCTCCGCTATTGTCGTTTAAATTTTGAAAAATCGTACTCTGGTTTTCTTTGTCCAGATTTCATTTCATCTTCTATTGTTATTGCTTTTGAAGCAAGAGCATTTACAAACATTACAGTAAATATTTCTTGCAATCTTAATTCTTTTTGTTCAGTAAATTTTTGACCATCTACTATAAGTTCACTTAATATACTTGCAACTTTTGGATTCATAATCATTTCTTTTAACATGCGATTTTCAGCCATTCTTATATTTTGTATTAATGCTTCTGTTATTACATATCTTGGACTAACCACATCTCTTGATATAGAATAAAATCTACTTATATAACTTTCAATAGACAATCCTCTTGGTTGACCCGTATACCGAATATCTTTGCCACCTCTTTTTTGTGCCTTTTTTAATTTGTTAGCCATAAATTCATTTACTTTTTGTAAATTCTTTAGGTGGTCATCATCAAGAATCCCTGCTTGTTTTAAATTAGCAATTAATACATCAGAATTTTCACCATTTAAAAAGTTATTTAAAACACCTTGATCAAAGTCTGAATCTTTTATAGCTTTAAATTGAGTTTTTGTTCCAACTACTTTTCCTGTCTTATCTGTAACTTCAACAATTTCATCTGTAAGTGTTACACTACCTGTTGGTTTTACAACTGACTTAGCTATGTGTGTTGAAACTATTTCTTTAACATATTTATCAAAATCTTGAGTAGTCATTTGTGGTTTAGAGCCAGTTGTTAAAGACGTTTTTAATTTATTTAACTCTCGAAGTCCGTTTGGTCGAGCTATAAATTGGTCAAAAAATCCTGCACCACTGTTTATTTCTGCTGCGTTTGTAAGAAATTTTATTTTTTCATTAGCTTTTCTCATTGCTGTATAAGTTGCAGCCGTGTCTCCTCGTAAGCTTTTCTTGAGTGGAATCCAATTTTTTATATACGCACTTTTAAGTTTTTCATCTCTGGATAGTCTAAGTCCTAACCCCGTTAGATTGTTCATAGATTCATCATATTTAAATGCAGAAATACTGTTTGGATTTTTGTTTATATTAGAATTTCTAAAAAGTAAATCTGTTTTTCTTTTTAATTCTTCAATAGCATCTCCAAGTTGTTTAGGGTTATCTATTGTTTTTTGTAGTCTTAAAACTTCTTTTTCAAATTTTATAGCCGCTATAACACTTAACGCTTTAAACTTTTCACTGTTTTCATCAATAACGTAATCATCTAATTGTTTATTATATCTACCTAACATCATGGTAAAAGTATTGTTTTGATTAACAATTTTAGCATCATCCATTTTAGAAATTGCTTCTAAATCAAACCAAGTATTAGGTTGTCCAACGCTTTCAAAATTTTTACCACCCGGAAATCTTGCATTGTCTGATTGATACACAATATTTCCATCTTTTCTAACCACTGTAGCATTTTCAGGGTTAGTCCACCTTGAAGATTGATTTTTAGATAAATAAGGAGTAGTGTATTCGTCTTGATAACCTCTTCTCATTTCAATTATTTCGTCATTTACTCGTTTTAAAAGGTCGTCACCAATTTTATTTCCTTGTGTATCGATAATATTATTAAATAACTTATCAACTCCTGTTGCAAATTCACCGTAGTCTCTTGCAAGATTAGTGTCATTAGCTCTGCTTGCTTTAAAAGCTTTTGCACTTAAGGCGGAATACAAATTTTGTGTTTGTTCTAAATTTAAAGCTATCCCAACTTTGTCTGCTAATTTAGAACTACCAGACCTATTAATAAAAGACACTATATCTAAATCAGTAATTGGTTGATTTTTTAAATTATCGGGTAGTGTGTTTCTTATTTTAGTTATATACAAATCTCTTAAATTAGAGTTACCACTAACACCAATTAAACTATCTAAAGATTTTTCAGCACCCGCATTTAAAACTTTAAATAATTTGTTTTCATCCCCACTTTTCATAAGTTGGCTAACCAAACCTTTTTCTGCCTTAACCCCTGCAGCCATGTTAACTCGATCTAAGATTTTAAATCCTAATTCAGAAGCATCAGTTCCAAGTTGATTGCCATATTTTATATCAAATTCTTGAAAAGGTAGACTGGCTCTTTTTTTTGCAAGTTTTCTACTAAATAAAGCTAATCTAGCTAACGAAGCATTTTCATCGTTATACTTACTTAGTTCTATAGTGTGAACATTAGGTATTCCTTTTGGAGCTTGTAGTAATCTTTTATGATGATTTGCTATGGTAGCATGAAACTCTGCATTGATTGTTTTTTGAATTGCATCAATAGTTCTTTTAGTTTTAACAACATCTTTAGCTTCTTTTATAAAACTTAATTTATCAACATCTTCTAACAAAGATTCTGCCATTTCTACAACGTCACCATATTCTGCTTTTATTTGTTCTCGTATAGCTTTTCTATCGTGACCGTGTAAATATGCTTCCAACAATTGTGTTTTAGATCTAATATATTCATCAGCAATAGCTCTTAATCCATCCTCTTTAAGTTTTGAATCATTTAAAGCTTCAGATATTTTACCAGTAAATTCTCTTAAAACAGGATTATTTTTGTCTATATTTTTTATTCCTAATATATCATTTAAACTTTTTTCTAATCCTTGCATAAGTTTTGTTCTGTTTTTTTGTATTCCGTTAAGAATATCTGCGGTTTCAGCGTCAAAAGTTTTAGTTTGACTAAACGAATAATAAAAAGAATCTTCTAAAACATCAAAAAAAGCTAACCCAGACATGTCTGCAAAACTAGTTTCAAGCATTTCATTAGTCAGTCCTGCCCCACCTTCTGAAATAGGTTTAGTTAAATCTTTTCTCATTTTGTTATAATACATAATGTTTGCAGCAATTTCTTTTCCTAACTCTGGACTTAAACTATTTAATTTTTTTGCTAAATCTACAGCTATCATTCTTTCTCTTTTACTACTAAATTTTGATAAATCAGGTCCTTTTAAAATATTTAAAACTTCTTGAGAAGTCATATTCTCATCTAACGCACCACTTTTTCTAAAATAAGTTAACATGTTTGCGGGGTTGTAATCTTTAGCATCTAAATAAGATCTCATACCTAAAGGGAAATTACTATTTTGACTAAACTGGGCTGCCATTAAAGTACCTAATCCAAATAAATAACCTATTTCAGGTGGCAAACCAAAAGATACATTTAATTGTTGTCCTGTTGCTGCGGCAATTACAGAAAAAGTGGTTGTATCACGATACATTTCCCTCATATATTTCGGAACACTACTTGTTTGTTCTGCCATACGAACAAACATTTCTGCTTCTGCTTTTTGTATTTTTAATTTTTTAATTTTATCGGTATTTAAATACTCTCTTTTTAAAAGAGGAGTCATAA